CTGGATTCATGTTCTCTTGCATCCACTCAACGTTTGTATTTGACAAATTAGGGTCATATACTCCATCTATTGTGTCGAATCCTACCTCTGTTAAGCCTGTTTCATTAATAAGTTTTTGTTTGACGAATACTTGTTTTTTCTCCTTTTGTATTCTTCTTAAAAATGCATAGTAACAAATCTGTGTTACGTAGGCAAAGGCATTGTTTGATTTTTCTTGGTTGAAATTATTGATATATTGTATGCAGTTTTCAATTGCATCACAAATCATTTCATCCCTATAAGTATAGTTGATGAAGTTTGGTCTAGTAGATAGTCGTGTAGCGATCTTATAGATGCATTCGCCTATGTAGTTTGACATTTGGGGAGGTGTTTCCCCCTTTGACTCGGCAAGTTTAACTGACTCATTAAACTCGGCGACAGCTGCTGTGAACTCTTTGTTATTTACATAGTGTTCATTTTGTTTTTTCGTAGTCATAAAAGGATATTACACTAAAAACGTTGATCCTGTAAGGGGTTTTTAGGTATTTATTAAATCTAATTTTTTTTTGGAATTTTTTGGAAAAAGGGGGTGTTTGGATTTCAAATCATATGATATAATTATTATGTTCGCTGAGAAGCCTTATCCTATTAGGTAGCCACTCAACATCATTACTGCCCCCATTGCAAAGGCACAACTTAATTGAATGATTGTTGGTATTACTACAAACAAAAGAAGTGGATCGAAATCACCTTTTGAAAAGAAGTCTTTTTCTCTCCACTTCTCAAACTCTTCAGGCGTAGCGTCTGTAGTCTTATTTAGTTGTAGTTGTAACTGTTGCGGATATTTCATTTTTATGTTTTGCATTACTGCTGTTTTGTTGATATAAAATATATTCGATTTCGCTCATAGGAGCGTGCTTCAAATACGCAACACTTATTACAATACTTGTGAGTAAAATAAGTAAAATTTCCATTATGCCCTAGGACATCTTTTACGAATAATATATTCAGATGCTTTTCGTAGTTCTTTTTTTGATAATACGCCATCGCCGTTTTTATCGGCAGTCTTAAATAGACCAACACGTACCGTACAACCTGAATTTCTCAATTCTTGTTGAGTAACGAAACCGTTACTATCTAGGTCAAATCTTCTCATTCTCCAATCATCGGCAAAAGCATCACTTGTGATTAAGAGCATTGTAGTTAAAGCAAATAATTTTTTCATGTTTTCTCCTTAGACTATTGGCGCAATCGCTACTGTGCATGAAATGAATACAAAACATAGAACAATAAGTTCTAAGGCATCTACTAAGTTAGCTTCATCTAACTCAGAAATTTCATCTTTTAATTTTTTAACTAGCTCAGTCATGATTCTCCATTAATAAGTAAATTATATAATATAATATAATTTTTGGTTATAAGTGCAATTATTTAGTAAGTTGATCAACCTAACAAATAGGTTTTAGTGAATTTTTTTAGGGTCTTTTGGAACTTCTGCCAATTCGAAATCATCGTACTCAGACATTACTTTTTCAAACTCATCTAGTTCTAGGTCAGTTGCATTTTCAATGAGTTCATCCATAGCTTTTCTAATCTTGCTATCGAGTTTATTCATAAAACTACCTTTGACTGGAATCGCTCTACCATCATCTAAAGGTATACTGCCCTCTTCAATCATCTTAAACCATTTTGATGAAGCATTATCATAGAATGGAATGAATTGATCATTCATAATACTTCTATGCACCACATGATCTTTTGGTATTGTAATTTTTTCATCTGAGGTCAAAGGCGCATATGGGTAGAATGTTGCCTGAGTTTTTGGTGTGCCTGGTATAAGAGACAAATGACAGATCATTGGCAATGTGATTTCTAAAGATGTGTCAGTTTCTCTGGTCATACCTACAACTTCAGTGCCAGTTTTAAGTTTAATTACTTCGTATCTTGTTGGTAATAAATCTTTTGGTGATGCCATTATCCTAAGTCAAATTGTTTAATTTCGTATGGAAATTGTTCTCCATTATAGATATTTATCCTTTCTTTCAGGTGCTCAAGGGTATAATTATCACATTGAAGATCATCAGCAATATCGAACAATCTCATAGCATTTTTGCCCTCTGTCTTACGTAGACCTCTACCAATAGACTGTAGATTACGAATACGTGATTTAGAAGGACTTGCAAAAACAATGTTATCTATTTTCTTAATATTGACACCTGTAGAGAAAGTTCCGTATGACGCTAGTATGACACTGTCATTAGATTTCTCAACAAGTTCTCTGACTTTCTCTCGGTCTTCGGTGTCTGTACCACCATAGACATAGTGTAAACTGTTCACTCTCTTCTCAATCATTGGGTACAATACTTCACCATGTTTATCTACGTATTGGAACAACACTAGGGTATTGCCTTTGAGAGAGGCAACTAAATTAGTTATGAATGCATTACGTTTCTCATTAGAAACTAGATAATCCATTTCTTCTTGGTATGATATTTTATGACACTTTTGATGTTTAAGTATAATACAATCAATCTTAATATTTGCAATTGTGCCTTCTTCAATTAACTGAGCAGAAGATATAACTTTCTTAACAGGCCCAAAAAGACCCTCAAGTTGTAATCGATGTACTTCACTACCGTCTAACGTACCTGTTGTACCAAATCGTACAGCAGTCTTCTTCATCTTCTCTAAAATGCCTTTTAAGGTTGTTGCTTTAAATAAATGTGCTTCATCTCCTATTACTACGTCAAATCCTTCCAAGATTTCTTTAGGTGCTTTACTAAAACTCTGCCATGTCGATATCGTAATGTCAGCAGAAAATACAGGTTGACCACTATAAATTTTACAAATGTCTTTATCATATCCATAATCTTCGAAGTCCTTTGCCATCTGTTCTACTAATGATGTAGTAGGTACAATAACAATTGTTTTTTTGTTATAATATCTTGCAAGTAGATATATGATTAATGATTTACCACTTGCAGTAGGTGAAAGTAAAAGTTGTCTACCATATTGTATCGCTGTTTTGAATGCATCTATCTGATAGTCTCTAGGTTTAAATGGTAGACCAAGTAAATCTATCCATTCGTCTAGTTTAATTTGATCTCTTGTTTTTTCGCCTATGACATCTTCGATACCACCAAAATCAAATCCTCTTTCTCTACAGAACTCATCGACATATGGCAATAAACCAATATAGATTCTTTTTGTTTTAATTGAAAACAGTCTTACTTTACCATCCCAATATTTGTTCTTAACAGAAGGCATAAACTTTGCATTTGGTACTGTAAAAGAAAAGAAGTCATATAAATCACGTGCAAGACCATCATCACAATTGACTTGCATAAAAACTTCGTTGACTTTAGAGACTGTTACTTTAGACATAGGGTTTGCCGTGAAACCAGCTCACTAAAGATATTCTAGTACCTTTAGTTACAGGTGTCACTTGGTGATATACAAAAGAAGGAAACACAATTAAAGAACCAATTGCTTTGGCTGAAAATGGAACTGTGTTTATATAATTGCCTGCATCTATATTTGTATTGCGCCCTAATTTATCAAATACTCCTTGATAATTGATATATTGAAAATGACCACCTTCGTAGTCATCTGGATGTGATAGTTGAATTGAAGAACTTAGTTTTCTGATACCATGAGGACTCTGATCCATATCAGACGAATCTGTATGCCATGTATAATGATCTCCTGTTACAGGATAATCTGGTCTATGATGATACACTGTGTATTGATGTGGTTCAGGCCAAGTCCATTCATGATGCCAACCTGCCTCTGCATTTGCCATATCAATACCTGCATGAAGTTTTTCTGTAAGTTCTTTAGGTAAAAAGCCATCTTCAAACCATTTTACATCTGATTGTCTGATATGAGAGTCTTCTGTACCACCCTCTATTTCACCATCTGGATCTTTTGTCTTGTTACCAACTTTACCAATTTGGAAAGGCACTCTTTCACTCATAGCATTGATCGTTTTGACCTCTTCTTCAGTAAAATAGTTTTCGTAAATCCAAATATAGTTTCTTAAATTCATTATGCACCTGACATAAATTTACGCCACTCTATTATGTTCTTAATAGTTTGGTGACGCCATGTTATATTGTCCATTGCCCTTTTTAGAAAGTCGATTACTTCTTTAAAGTATTCTATTTGTGCTCTTGCTTTCTGTAGATCGGGATCAGCGTCAAAGAAAACAGGCATATCATTTTTCATAATTTTTAGACCATCAAAAGGGTCATCTTGCCAACCAAGTTCTTTGATTTTTGATTGGTCCATTTTGCCATGAAACCATAACCACTTATCTTTTAGAAGTAGTTGGTATTTTAAGTTGGAATTTTTGAGTTGAATTGATGCATCGGTCAATAACTCTGAGTATTTAGCATGTAGTTTTGGTACTTCTAAACTAGACGTATCCAATTCGATATCATCTACCTTACAGTCTTCTTTCCACATTGTTTTTAATTCATCTAAGTTCATAAAATATCCTATAATATACCTTATAGTATATCATATTTATTACGATTTAAGAAGTTGTTTTTATCTCGTAGTAGGTAAATCTAAAAGATACAGTACAGATAACTGCTTCTGCATCGGCACCAGACTCTAATTCAATAGAGCCTAATGATATAGGGAAACAGTCATGGAATCTAAAATATCTATTTGGTACATTCTTATTCGTATTTGTTACCAATGTGATATCTGAATATTGGTTAAGGTCATTTTCTACAGCACTTAACGTACCTGTTTGTGTTTTGATTGTACGTGTATAACTTTCATACAGTCTAGGGTCAGCAACAGGAACAATAGAATCCATCCAATCATATATTTCTTTGAAGTTTTCTAAGTCTTCATCTACTAAAAAGGATACATCTAGTGTATCATAAGATACCTTGTCGCCTGGAAAATAAGCATCGATACCAACACCAGCCGCTTGAACTGTTTCACCGAATGTAAGACCTGGTATGTTGACTGTTCTTACATAGTATTCAACTGTTGGTACTTTATCAATAAGAAGTCTGAAATTATTCTTATTGAGAATCGATTTATTAATACTAGTTTCCAAGTTTTATAATCCTTTTATTAGTAGTTGTATCATGGTAGTCATCGCCTCTGTAAACTCTTGTTACAGTCTCTTCACATAGAAAACCATCTTCTACGTATTGAGTTGTGATTGTACGATTCAATACATTTGTTGTTTCTCTACCTTTAGGAAATGCACTTCTTTCCCACGGTCCTTCTAACACTGTTACACTTTTTGCATATTCTGACATAATTTTCTCCGTATAGTACTATTTATATAGGTGGGGCATTGCGCCCCACTTTTTATTTCTCGTTTACAAAATCATTGAATTGTTTTGCAACTTCAATGATGTCTTGTACCGCAATAGTCCTTAAAGGTAATTCCTTTTTGGATTCGGGATGATTTTCATTCCACATATAAATGGTCGTCCTCTCATTCTCGATATTGTTGGTTAAGACGCCTTCTGCAAGGCTAAGTAGATCGGCACGAATCTCGTACCCAGATTTTTGTGAATTAGTCATAATTTCCTCCTGTGTGTGTTTGTGTGTGTATGACTAAATAGTATTTAGTGAATATTTTTATATCAATTGCCTCGTTTATGGACCCACAACTTGAAGATACCATATCTTCATGTTTGGACAATGCTGACTCTAATAGAATCCATATTGCAGTATGTGATCAATCAGAACAGTACAATGAAAACGTTGCAAAAATGGTCAAGTATTATAACTTCATGGACTGGCGTAGTGCTAGAGGTCCATGTTTCGCTAGACATCTAATTCAGAATCTCATAGAAGACGAACAATGGTATCTACAGATAGATTCTCATACTAAATTTGAAGTAGGTTGGGATACCATTCTACTTGGTCAAATGAGTAATCTTCCACCTAATTCTATAATATCTGGTTATCCTAGAGATGTAAAAGACCTAGGTGTTAAAAGTAATCACACACACGTTCTTAGAGTCGATAAAAACAATCTATGGCAGTATGACACACATTTCAATACTCAAATCTCTGTTTCAGATACTCCAAAAATTCATCAAGGTTATTTGTTATCAGCAGGTAATCTATTCAGTAGTACAGACTTCTGTAGAGATGTGCCATATGACCCTCACTTTTACTTTGAAGGAGAAGAACCCTCATTAGCTCTCCGTGCATATTGTATGGGTTATGACATATATCATGTGCCCAATAACCCAATATTTCATGATTATAGAAGAAACATTAGACCACTACATTGGGAGAAACACCAAGATTGGGGTAGAATGAGAGATAGATCAATGCAAAGATACAGTGATATCATTCATGGAAAGATCAAAGGAGTCTATGGTATAGGGTGGAAAAGATCGCTCAATGATTATAAGAACTTCTCTGGTATAGATTACATCAATAAAACAATCGCATAAAAAAAGGGGTCTAAAAAGACCCCTTTAAAATTCAAAAAAGAATTATTACAGAATGTTAGAAACTGCCATCTTTCTGAAGTACTGGTTGTTACCTCTACCACCTGAAACTGAATTCAACGGAGCTGAAGTTACGAATGGGTTAGGGATCATTCCATATCTAGTTTTGAAACCGATTTTTGGTTGGAATGTATTCTCGCCAACTGCACGAACCATTTGTAAAGGTACGTATGGGCAATAGAATAGACCAGCGTCATAAGGATTTGAACCTCTGTAACCAACTGTCATGTAATCAACACCAGCATATGGGTCGATGTACACTTTAACTCTACCGTTAAGAACACCAGCAAATGTGTTGCCTGTGTCGTCTACGTTTAAGTTTGTTGATAATGCAGGTGCGTAATCTAATACGCCTGCCATTGAAAGAGCAGATGCTACGTCTGAAGAACAAAGGATAAAGTTACCTTTTCCTCTTCTTGTGTCTTTAGCGATAACGTTTGATTCTCTTTCGATTTGGAACAATAACCCTTTGAATTTCTCAACTGACCAACGACCATTTGCATCAACGTCTAAGTTAAATGTGCCTGGTGAAGCTGTTGCTGAAGCACCTGTTTTTGCTTGTAGGTTCACTTCTCTTACAACTTCTCTGTTGATTTCAGCAAGAATTTCAGCTGAAAGGATATTTGCAAGTTCTGATTCTGCATCAAGACCGTGGATTGCTTTTAAGTCTTGTGCAAGTTCGAGTGTGTACTCGGCTTTAAGTGCTCTGGATACTGCTGTAACAGTTGCCTTTTCAATTGTGAAAGACATTTCGTTGAAAGCATTTGAGGCTGAATCGCCTAATGCTTCAGCAGAAGCTGTGCTCATACCTGAAGATGTATCAGTTGCATATCCACCAGCAAAAGGATCGCCAGATGGATCTGAATCAACACCAGCAGAACTGTTAGGCCCAGCAGATGCTGAGTTTGAAGTTCTTGCTTCTTTGAATAATGCTTCTGATTGACTTTCTCTTCCAGCGGAAGGATAATCTTGATATCTTGCTTTCATAGCAAAGATAAGACCTGTAGGTCCTGTCATTGGTTGAACACCGCAAATGTCGTATGCAACGAGATTTGGCATTGCTCTTCTAACTAGAGAAATTAGGATTGGATCCCAATTTGAAATAGCTGAAGAACCAGTAGCATTTAAAGGTGCAACCTCGTCAAGTTGTGCCCTTTCTTCTGAAAGTGCTTTCTCTTGGTTTTCGAGGATAACTGCTGTAACAGCTTTCTTGTAGTTGTCACCGATCTCAGGAAGATCGCTGTGTTCTAGAATAGGCTGCCACTTTTCTACTAAATTTTCTGATAAAAACATTTTAGTTACCTGTTTCCTTTAAATTAACCTAATGGTTTTAGTTTTGATATTGCATTAGAATATCTGTTCATTGAAGGATCAAGAACTTTTTCTTCGCTAGTTGCGAATTCTCCAGTTCCTTCTTCAACTACAGTTTCTTCTGCGATAGTTCCGCCTTCTGAAGGAAAGTATGCTTCTTTTAACTCAGAAACTTTCTCTGCGAAATCTTCTGAATCTGTGAAGTCTACACCTCTTGAAAGTGAAACTAATTTCTCTTGCTGTGACTCAGATAAGTCTTTACAGGCTTCTCTGATCACTCCGTCTCTTTTAAGACTTTCGTTTTCCTCAACGATTTCCATATTTTTAGCTACTTCAGCGTCAAGTTTGTCTTCCATCTCATCGAGACGATTTGCGAGTTCATCAATAACGTTGTACTTATCTTCTGGTACTTCTACATAATGTTCAACGAACAATGTTTTAAGTCCTTCAATGAAGTTCTCGGTCATTTCTGATCTCAAACCTCTCTCAATTGCGAGTTCGTTTTCTTTTGTCCACTCTTCTGCACAATATGATAGATACTTATCAACTGCTTCTGCGAGGTCGCTTTTGACTTTTTCTACTGAGGTTTTTAATTCTTCTGAGTACTGAGACTCAAGTTGTTCTTTAACTTCTTCAACTTTTGAAGATACAGCTGCTTTGAAGATTGTTCTAGCTTTCTCTTGATTCTCTTCTGATAGTTCAAGAGCTTCTGAGATTTTCTCTAGGTCGTCTTCTACTTCGATCTCAACTAATGAAGCTTCAAGTGCTGATGTTGACTCTTTGACTTCTTCTTCGTCATCGTCTTCATCTTTAGACTCTTCAACTTCTTTTTCGTCTTCGTCTTCTTTATCTTCTTCTTCTGTGAAGAATGCATTGTAAGTTTCGTCTACTTCTTCCTCATCTTTTTTCTTCATGAGTTCAACGATTGATCTTGCGATCTCTGCTTTAGTCAAGGATTCATCAACGTCATCTTTTTCCTCAGACATTTTACCGTACATTGCCTGAAGTTTTTCTTTATCCATATCTTTCATAGCGTTGACCATAGCCTTGATCATTTCCATTTTTGAAGGTTTCTCATCTTCTGAGTCTTCTTCTTCTGAAACTTTTTTCAACTTAGGTTGTGCATCAGGCTTTGATTCGCCTTTTTGTTGTGCATCACCAGAAACTTCTTTAGTTCCTTTTTCTGCACTCTTAATGCTTGCAACTGCTTTGTCAACAGGATTTTCTTCAGGTTTGACGACTTCACCTTTGCCGCTTTCAATTTTTTCAGCATCGGATGAACCTTGCTTAACAGGTTTTTTGTCACCGTCTACAGCTTTAGCGTTGGGCTGTTGACCCTCTTCAACTGTTTCTAGGTTATTTTCTAACTCTGCCATTTTTTTCTCCTGTTTGAGTAATACTCTTTTATTTATATATTATAGGTTCTCAATGAACTTTTTCCATAGATTTAATTTGGTTTCCTCAAGTTTATTTCGTTTAGCAGTCCTAAGATCATCTCTCATTTTGCTTGCATCCACTGCCTTAAGGATACCTGATTCATATATCCACTCTACTCCTTCCATGATACCCTCTACGAAAGCCTCTGGAGCAGACGGATCTGCAACGATATCAGCGGCTGTTGCCAACTGAAAATCGTCTTTAACAACTTGTGCGCCACCTTTTTGTTCTAGTGAACCTAGACCTCTAGAGGATACTCCAAGTTTTGCACCATCGTCAATCAAATTTTTCACAATCTGACCATTTGGTGTTGATAAAATTTTTGCTCGTCCCATATAGTTATCACCGTCTGCTTCTAATTTGGTGATAAGGTGAGATACTTTGTCTAAATTAATTGTTGGTCCATCTGGATGACCAAGTTCGCCGAATGCTCTGTCATTTTCAATGAATTCTCTAACGTAACGATTTACTTCTTTATCCATTACGTCTTTAGGATATATTCTACCGTTTCTGTTTTTAATCGCAGCTTGCATGAATATTCCCTCGATGAAGTAATCTTTTTTGCCCTGCTCGTTCTCTTCAACGATAATTGGTGATACTCCGTAATCTACAAATTCAGATATTAGTTTCATTTATAACTCCTAAAATTTCTTCTAATGAGATGTTTTCTTCACCCATTTGTAACATTACATTCTTAATATTCTTCATCTCTTTTTCGGCCTCTTTTACATTTTTATATGTGCCGATTTCTATATCATCCATATAAACATGGATTTTTTTTCTTCTGTCTTCAGCGTATACGATGTTGACAGTTTTGCCTGAAACTTTTTGTGTTTCACGCTTAACTTCCTTTTGATCTTTAGGAAGCGTAAACTTCGCTTCGTTTAACTCAGTTCTGATCTGTGTCCAAGTTTTCACTTTTGTTTACCCAATCGACCTGCATTTCGACACGTTTCATGTCTACTACTTCAGCGGCTTTTGCTTTAATACCATCAAAAATACTATCTTTAGCATCTTGTAGTTTACCTGCTTCAATTTGGTCTACTATTTTGTTTGCTATATCACTCATTTATTAAAACTCCATGTCATCGTCTTCTTCACCGTCACCGTCTGCATCGATCTGCTTTTGCATAATTTCGATGTCTTCATCTGACTGTTTTAAGAAGAACTTCTTAACATACTCTTTAGAGAAATATGAACCTACATATGACTCTGCTTGTGAGAGTAAGTCTAATCTTTCTTTAAATAACTCTTGCTCTTTTAACTCTGTAAAGTAGTTATCAGTAGCAAAGTCATAACGAATAAAATCTTTGACTCCGTCAAACTCATCGCTAGATACAATATTCTTAAGAATCAATTGTGTTCTTAATAGATCAGTGAAGCATCTAGCAAACTTCACCTGAAGTCTATGTGTGAACTTGTTAAATTTAAGTTCATCTCTACTGATCTCTGAAGCACGACCCATATTAAAGCCGTTATCTGCTTCCATTCTGGAAACAGGTACGTTCAGTGATCGATATAGTTTCTTTTTAAAGTATTCTATATCATCAATCTCTGAAAGATTCTGTCCACCTGGTAATGTAGAGATTTCTGTACCTCTACCACCTTCTCTACGTGGCAACCAAAAATCTTCCATCATCGACATGTGGCGTCTATCATCTTTGATTTCGCCTGTATCTGCATTATAAACAAGTTTGTTTCTGTACTTGTTCATAACATCGGCAAGATACTGTTCTGCCTTTGCCTTTGGAAGGTTACCTACATCAATGTAGAATATTCTTCTTTCAGGTGCTCTTGCAATTCTGTAAATTACTAGAGCGTCTTCTAACATTGCTAACTGATTAGCAGTTTTCAATGCCTTATGAAGATGTCCGATTACAATGTTCTGTGTGTAATCTAACATACCAGAAGTTGTATAACTTACTGCTTCTGGTGCGATTTTAAGAGTATTGCCTTCTGTTGCACTACCCTTGTCAAAACCTTTGTCGTTGAAGACGTAAAACTCTTCAACCTTTTTAATGACCTCTACTTGGGTCTTTTTGTCTTTTTCTTTTTCAACATTTCTGATCTTCTTAATTTTTAGAGGATCAATGTTTCTAATGTCGACCATGCCCGCTTGAGGACGTGAAGAATCTACTACTTTATGAAAGTAGATTCTACCATCGATGTACCATTTTCTGAATAATTCATGAGAGTTCACATTGAACTTCATTAAAGATAAGATATGTTTAAACTCTTGTTGCATCTTTTTCTTGATGCTATCACTGAGCTCAACATCTTTGAGATCGAGAGACACTATCTTATCTTCAGTATCAGAAACAACACATTCGTTGACTATGTCTTCGATAGCTGCATCACATTCAGGTACTAGAGAAGTCTCTCTGTATCTGCGAATAAGAGCAACTTCATTCTTGATACCTCCTTCCATATCAACGTAGGTGCCATATGCACCACCTGATATGAAGCCTGATTGCGAAGTTTGAATGACAGGTGTACCGTCATCTTCCACTGGCGCAACGAAAGAAGGAGCTGACTTCTTCTCTACGTCTACTTCTCGTAACTCGTCTTTCTTACGAGTTATTTCAAACCCAAATATTTCCATAATATGTATTTATATCGCCCTAAAAAGGGCGATATTCAAAAAATTAAACGACTCTTTCCCAGTGTGAGTATTGGAATTCAACATCAAATGTCTCCAATGCATCGACTGTTTCGTAAGATAGGTCAATCGCACCAATATTGGTTGGGAACATGTTGAAGAATTCGTATCTTGCTAACACTGAATCGTCTTTGTTAAGTTGCTCGACAAATGCTCTGTCTACGAGGTAATCTAATGATGTGATACCTTCACCAGAATCTAAAGCTTGAATGTCTTTTTGCCAATTTTCAATAGCTGTTCTTGATGAAAACTCAATATCATTAATAATTGTAACAGTCCAAGGTTCGAATGTTCTGTCTCCTGCGAGTTTAAGAACATGTCCTCTGAATTGTTGTTCAACTACACCTACTGTAGCAGCTGGGATTTGTGCAGCCTGACATAAGAATTCAATCTTATTGCCAGATCGTGGTATAAAAACTCTGAATCGGTTAGCTCTTGGCCCACCGCCAAGTAATTGTGCTTTAAATTGATCTATAGTTGCCATTCTTTACTCCCTTAAACTGCTCCGTATATTTCTTCGAACTCTACGCCACTTCTTGCAGCTACAAAGTTCAAGGTTATATAGTTGATTGACTTAGCAGGTTTCACAAAGATTGAACAAACAAATTCGTTTCTATCAATCACTGTGTCTGTGTTATTTGTTTCGTCACAAAGAACAGAGAAGTCTACTAAACCTCGTCTATTTTTAACGTCTCTTAAGAAAGGTTCTACCGCAGCTCTAAATTGTGCTCTTGTGAATGCATCGTTGAATTCAAAGAGTTGT